CAATCTTGGCGGAGTCGCCGCTGCTGCCGATCTTGGCGGAGTCGCCGCTGCTGCCAATCTTGGCGGAGTCGCCGCTGCTGCCAATCTGGGCGAAGTCGCCGCTGCTGCCAATCTTGGCGGAGTCGCCGCTGCTGCCGATCTTGGCGGAGTCGCCGCTGCTGCCGATCTTGGCGGAGTCGCCGCTGCTGCCGGTAAAATTTGGCGCTTTTTCAATCGTTTCTTCCTTGATATAATCGATGCAGGCATTAACAAATCCCGCCAAGCCGAGCTTTACGCCAATGTGAAGCTTTTTCGTGGCGAATTTCCCGTCATCACCCGATACGGGCTCTTCCAAAGATTTAACTGTTGCAAAGTCGCTGACTTTTCCGCTATCATTTACAAGTGGGTAAAAATTAAGCACATCAAAAGGATTAACGCAATAATGCATCATACCTTTTTCACAAATCTCGCCGCCCTCTTCTTCATAGTCTGTGTTTTCCTGATACTGTTTCCCGTTGCAGATCATGCCGGGTTCAAAGGCTTTGTAGCCGTTCAAATTATCCATTGTTTTCCTCCATATAAACGTAAGCGGTTTGGACGCCAAATTCCCGCGCGGCCTGATGGTCGTCAAAGAACACGTCGATGCGGTTCTCCTTGATCGCGCCGCCGCAGTCCTCGGCGGTGTATGTATGGCTCGTGCCGTCGGCAAAGTAGACGGTGACGGTCGCGCCGTAAGGGATGAGCGCGGGGTCAACCGCGATCGTTCGCCCCTCGGTGGCGGTTGTGCCGGTCGCCGTGATGCCGTCCGTCTTGCCGCAGCACTTCATGCACGGGCAATAGGCGGTCAGCTTAAATTCGCCGAGCGGCTCGCCGATGGTAAGTTCCGCGCTCCCCTCTGCGGGCTTGTCCTCGCCGGGGAGCTTGTCTTCTATAACCGGCGGCTCGCCCTTGTACGGCTGCCCGGTGGTTTTAACCGTCAGCACCGCAAAGAGGATCAGCAACGCCGCGAGGAACAGACAGACGGCGGCGATGCGCGCCGAAGCGTCGGCCTTGCGCTGCTCGCGGGTGCGCTTTTGATTTCTCATGAGTCAGCATCCTCTCCAAAGTGTAGTTTTGTGACGGCGATGGGAAATTCCTCGATCTCGCTTGCCCAGCGTGCCGTGCCCTTCCCGTTGTGCCGCTCAAACACCAGCGGGAATCCGCCTATACCGTCAAACAAACTGCCCATCGTAATAGGGCGCAAATATTGCGCACTGATGCGCTTTGCCAAGAAGTCCCAGAACGGCAGGGCAATAGAGTTTCCGAGCGCCTTATAGCGCGGGCTGTCCGCGCTGTCGCGGAGCTTGCCCTTGCTGTCGCGCCATTCGCCGATGTTCGTCCAGCCGTCCGGATAGCCTTGCAGCCGTTCGCATTCCAGCGGGGTGAGACGTCGCACCACCATGTTCTGCCGAACCGTATTATTCAGGTTCAGGCTTTGCCCTCCGCTTTCTTTTGCTTGCAATGTACCGTTTGTTTCTCCGCCCTCGCAAAAGTTCCGGCAATCGACGCTTGCAATATACGCCGCCATATCTTCGCGGTATGGGTCATTCGCCTTTGCCCTCAACGTAGGCGAGATTTCACTCGATACGACCAGCATATCGTTGTATGCGTCCTGTCCGTTGTAGCTCCCAGCGTGAGCACCGGGTGAAAGCGTCCCGGTCGTTCGCTGATATGTCAGCGGCACTTGGTTGCCGCCCGTGCCCATCCTTGCTTGCAGACTGGGAACGACCTCGCCACACTCGCGGATGACGTCACAAGCGTGTGTCATATCCAGTGCCACGACCGCAGGCTTGTTACCTCCGCACTCCGCGTTCAGAGTGGGGGCTTGTTCCTCTGCGTATCCGATGCTCCGCGCCTGTTCGCTGTTGCCGAGCTTAAACCCGGCGCATACGACCGCCATACCACCTTGATTGCACGCGGGATTTCCCCCGTTCAGGTCGAGCGTGCGCGAGGTGTCTGCCACATACACGCCGCTTTTTGGATTGCTGGATTTCATGGCGTTGCTTTCGTAAGCCGAAATGCCGTAGCATAAAATCGCCGGATTATTTACTCCCCCGCCAACGCCACCTTGTAGCGTCGGGGATTCTCCCTCTGTGCCAAAAATCCGTTTGCTTTGGCAGTCCCATGCTGTTAAGCATTGCTCTGTTTTACCAGCACCGCTTTCAGCGTTTCCGGCAAGTCTTTCCCGCGCCGTTCCGCTCTCCGCAAGATACCCTGACACGCTTTTGCGCTCAAAGAGTATTTCCCCTGCGGTGTCTCCTCCAAAATCTGCGACAACCGAGATACGACGGCGGCGTTGGGGGACTCCCCAGTGTTTCGCATCATGCACTCGCCAAGCCACGCTCCATCGTCCTCCCACTTCATCGTGGTAGCCCCCCCAGGTGTTCCAGCCTTTTTCAGGCACTTCAATATCGGGGGCTTCCGGTTCTGCGATGCGGATGATCTCTTCGAGGACTGCCGCGAAGTCTTGCCCTTTGTTGCTTGAAAATGCTCCGGGCACGTTTTCCCAGACCATAAACCGAGGTCTGACCATGTCACCTGTTCGCCCGTTCGCTCTGTCATGTTCCCTCATCTCCTTTACGATGCGGACCTGCTCCATGAACAATCCGCTTCTTGCGCCGGCCAATCCGGCGCGTTTGCCCGCAATACTCAGATCCTGGCACGGTGAGCCGCCCGTGATAACGTCCACGGCCTCGATCTCCGCGCCGTTGATCTTCGTAATATCGCCGAGGTGTCTCATCGCTGGCCCCTCGGCGTATCCAGCCACACGATCAGGCGCACGAGCTGATAAGAGATGGTCGTGACGCCGACAAAAATCAAAAAGGTGTTCATTCCTTTTCTCCCTTCTTCTCGTTCGGCACAAGTCCGACAAACTCAAGGCCGCGACCGCGTGCATAAATCTCGCCCATGACCGTCCCCAGCTTTACAGGGTCAGGGGGCGTGACCCATATAATCTTGTACTCTGGCTTTTTTCTCATTGCCTTTTCCTTTCTCTCGTGCTACAATAAGCACGGACACAATATCTTGTGGTAAGATTTGTCCGGTTGCCCTGTTCGGCCTGCTACGCTGAACAGGGCTTTTCTTATGCCATTTCATTCAATTGGCTCCAAGTCAAAAATGCTGTCGGGGTAAAAGCTCCAACTCCCAAATCGGGATTTGCTGTACTGTGCGTCATAAAGCCACTCATTCAGCTCGATTTTCTTGGAAGTCAGCGCCGCATCTTCCACGGCGTTTTTCGCTTCGTGCATTTCGATGTATGCCTTCTGGCGGTTAAAGTTATTGATGGACTGTGGCGTTTCGAGCACGCTCACAAGGATAACCACTACCGCCGTGACTATGGCAATGATAGAGATTACTTCTACTGCCAACAGGCACAAAGAGGAATCTATCTTTCCCTCAAGCCAATGTGAAACGCAGATGACGATGATGCCGAAAACGATTACGATAATCCAGTTCATGCTCTCTCCTTCCTCATTTACTTTTCATCGGGCTTCAATAGCTCGTCCACCGTGCAGCCGTAGAGCGCGGCGACCTCCGGCAGACGGCTTGCGCGGGGGTGCTGCTGTCCGGTCTCCCACATATAGACCGCCGCGTCGGATACCTTTAGTTTTTCGATCACCTGCTGGACACTCAATCCGGCAGCCAATCGAGCACTTCGAAAACTCATTCGTTCACCTCCAATTTGCTTTTACTTAGTTTTCATTGACTGCGGCGTGGGGATTTGCTATACTCTCATGCAGGAGGATAGAGTGAAAAGGCACGAGGCTCCCCATATTCTCATTGAAAGGAGGGAACCCTTTGCCGAGGAACTCCGTCCGGACAAGTAAGCGCGTTGCTTCCAAAGCGTCGAAAACTTTAAGCAACCGCAAGGCAAGCAAGAACACAAAAGCTCTTGCCGCGTCCGCCTTGTCCAACCGCCGGTCAAAGTGACCGGTGAGCCGTCCCGATGTTACCGCATCGGGGCGGTCTCTTTTCCCCTCGCCGCAGCCAAAAAAACTTAGCGAAAGAGTAAGAAAAACTAAGTTTCCCTTGACAACTTGGCAAACTATGATATTATAAAGGTGCCAACGATCATAATATTTTTTCGCAGTCCGCTAAATGTAAGGGGGCTTGGGTTTTTGTTACCCTTTATGTTCCTAATTATAACTAACAAAAACGAATTAGTCAACAATAAGTTAGTTAGTTTTTGTTAGTTCTGCGTGTTGCACAATTTTTCGGAGGGTGTATGCGCACTATTGACAAAATTAACTATTACTTACGAATAATTGGGAAAAATGGCGCCGATTTAAGCCGCGCGCTCGGCCTTTCAAACAGCATTTATAGCCAATGGAACACGGGAAAATCAAAGCCGTCGCCACAAAAACTTCCTGCGATAGCTGAATTTCTCGGCGTTTCCATTGCGGACATTCTTCCCGATGATGAAGAAGTCTTGCCGAAGGCAAAAAAAGAAAGCGCCCCCGATCCGAAGACCGAGGGCGTAAGTCCTACCGTTCAAGAGCTGTTTGATTTTATCGACACGGCGACCGACGCCGAGCTGAACGAGTTGTTGCGCTATGCGCAGTTTTTGATGAGTAAGCGATGAACGATTGGAAGGACGGGTTTGAGACCTGCCATATCAGCGAGGAAGAGTCCGCAGCCGGACAGCTCAAGAAATTAGAAGAAAAGCGCATCGATGAGCTTCGCCAATATGTTGCCTACCAGCAGGCCGAGAATGACCGGAAGGAGAGACAGGCGGTCATTGATCGCCAAAAGCAGAGAAAGCACGACTTTGTCGTTGCCGGATTCTCCAGCGTCACAAGCGTTTTGCTTACTTTGTTTGTTGAGCATTTTCATAAAGTTCTCTCCTTTGTTCTCTCGATTTTCTCCTGATCTCGCGCGCAGCAAGTAACAATGCGTTTTGCTGCGCGTCGCTCATGGTGAGAATTTTTTCTTTCAGCTTTTCTCGAATCATTGTATCACATTTCGCGCAATTACACAACATCTTGCGTCCCTCCGTTTGGCTCTAAGGCTATTTTTTTGCTCCTCCTCCGCGAGGATGCGCTCAATCAGCGCGAGCATTTCGTCTTTCTGCTTCGGCGTTAGGAGCAGATAAAGCGCCGCCGCCGCTTGCACCTGTGCGTCCATGTTTCGACCTCCTTTTCGGTATTTATATCTATTCCCACAACAGGCGTTTGCTGCACGGCGCTGTGCAACAAAATAATAATATTTGCAAAAGATTGGGGAAGCGTAAATGGGTATTTTAGGCTCGCTTTTCGGCAAGAAAAAAATGACCGTTGCGGAAACTGCCTTTGTTAAGCGTCAATCGCAAATATTTGCCGACTGCATTCGCATCATTGCCAATACGGATAACATCGAAACATACTTTTCCCGGTACAAGCTTGCAGAGCAAACCGTAGCGCAGATAGCAGAGGTCGCAGGTGGCGATACTAAGTGTATGGCTGGTGGAAGGGTTTCCCCGAACGAATGCGCCAAAATGCTACAAAACGAAAAGGCTACCCATACAAACAGTTTTCTTTCTCGGTACATCCAAAAAGAAACTGTGCATATTTTCGGCCTATCTCGCGGGCAGGTAAAAAAGGCTCAAAGCATCGCGGCTATCGTTGACGAGTATGCCGACCAAATGCCGGAAGAAAGTCTCAAGCATGGGCGCGATCTATGTGCTAAGATGATTGAAAAAGTTGAAAGGGTGGTGAATCAATAATGAAGATCCCCGGCCTGTCCTTTAGTTGGAAACGTGCGCTCGGAATCACGAAGATGAAAAGGAAAATTTCAAAAGGAACTGGGATCCCAACGACCAAAGCAGGGCGGCAAAGAAAACTTGGCAAGCTCCTTGGTATGAAGTAAGGTTAGCCCTCGCCGCCTCTGCAACAACGGCGAGGGCTTTTTGCAGACAGCGGGGATCGGCCGCCGCTGCTTGTATTTACCGTAGCCCACTTTGGCTTGGCAATTCAATGCCGAAGCCTTGCGATAAGACAGCGCTCGACACGGTTCGACAAGCCCTCATCTTGCGACTTTGCGGCGCAAAAATCGAAAAAATTAAGGTGGCGTAAATGAACATTCAAGAAGTGTGTAGAATCCGTAAAGAAGAATTGAAACTGACCTATCAGGAAATTTCCGACGATTCCGGCGTGCCGCTGTCCACCGTGCAGAACTTCTTTTCCAAGTTTTCTAAATCTCCGTCGATCTACACCGTCGCGCCGATCTGCAAAGCGCTTGGAATATCGCTTGATGAAGCGTTCGGAATTTCCGAACACTTGACACCGACCGAGGAAACTTTGCAGGCGCGGAATGACGAGCTGGAACGCCATGTTGACGCGAAAGCGGACATGATCGAGATCATGCGGCGCGGCGTGCGTATCCGCAACGGCGTGATTGCTATAATGTTTGTCATTATCGTTCTGCTGTCTGCATGGTGCTTGTATATTGATTGGAGGGGGATTTGATGAGAGCGGCGCTATATATCCGAGTGTCCAGCGAGGAACAGGCGCGGCATGGTCTATCATTACAAGAGCAGCGGGACACGCTGACAAGGTATGCCAATGCAAATAAAATGACCGTGGTGGGCATATATGAGGACGCGGGCATATCCGCGCGAAAGCCGTATAAAAAGCGACCTGCGCTCCTGCGGCTGCTGGATAATTGCAAAACGGGGAAGGTAGACACGATTCTGTTTATCAAGCTCGACCGATGGTTTCGCAATGTCGCGGGATACTACGACGTGCAGACGCAGTTGGACAAATACGGCGTGACATGGCAGGCGACGGAAGAGGACTACGAAACGCGCACCGCGTCCGGGCGATTAAAGGTCAACATCATGCTTTCCGTCGCGCAGGACGAGGCCGACCGCACAAGCGAGCGGATCAAATTTATCAACGACGGCAAGCGTGCAAAAGGCCAACCGGCAGGGTCAAAAGCCCCTTTAGGGTATATCATCAAGGACAGGCAATACCAGATTGATAACGATACGGCAGATGCCGCGCGAGATATGTTTGCGGCGTATGTCAGACTGCAAAGCGTGTTGGGCGTAAAACGCTATATGCTTGAGACATGGGGCATTGACCGCGCGTATACCAAGTATGTAAACTATTTTCGGAACCGGCTTTATATCGGCGAGGTGTACGGCATCGAGAATGCTTGCCCCGCCCTGGTGAGCAAGCAGGATTTTGACATTGTAAATGATATCCTCCGTCAGCGGTCGCAGCGCTGCGCGGGAGTTGAGACAGATCGCGTTTATCTGTTCTCGGGGTTGCTGCATTGCAAAGAGTGTGGGAAAACGATGCAGTCGGAAACGGCAAAGCATATCTATACCTACTACCGATGCCGGACGCGAATGCTTGACAACTCCGCGTGCCAGCATAAAAAGAGGATCCGCGAAGACGCGCTGGAAGATTACTTATTGCATGAGCTTGAAGGGATTGCCGAGCGAAACAATCGCTATTACAAAAAGGCAGAAAAAAAGCCCACGCAAAGCGCGGACGCGATACGAAAGAAAATGAGCAAGCTAAAAACTCTTTATCTGAATGATTTGATCGAGTTGGACGAATACAAGCGGGAGTATGCGAGTTTGAAAAAAGTACTTGAAGCGGTAGAGGAAAAACCAAAGACAAACCTTGACGCGCTCCGAAATGGACTTGCTGAATATGACACTTATTCCCGGGAAGAGAAAAAGGAATTCTGGACGCGCTTTATCCGGAGAATTGACGCAGATGACGACGGCGCGTTTTTTGTAACGCCACGTTAGGCATATTTGCCCTTGGTGTTCCCAAAGGTAAATTTTGCCCAAAAGAATCCCCCGCCTTACGACGGGGGTGTTCTTATTTTTCGAGCTTCCGCATCACGCTGTTGTACACGCGCTCGTTTACGATTTTCAAGCTGTCCATCAGCTCGTCCATGATCTCCCACGCCTTGTCCGGTGAAACATCTGCCACTGCGCGCAAAAAATCGCTGTCGCCGTAGCTGCCTACCGTTTCAGACGCATAGGTCTTGACCGGCGCCGGAGCTGCCGAATACAACATTGGCCTTTCCGGTTCTTTTGGCGCGTTTTGATTTTGGATGATGTACAGCGCCGCCAGCTTTTGATAATTGGGCCAGCTCGATTCCTCCGTCTCAAGCCGCGATATCCACAGATTGACCTCGTTTTCGTCGATCAAGGGGACGCACCCCCTTTATTCCTCCATCAGGCTCGCGGCACGACGCAGCGCTTCCTTTACGCGGTCGTCGTCCGTCTCGCGCATCATGTCGTTGATTTGCTCGCGCAGGTGCTCCATGCTGTCGGCGCGGCTGTAGTGCCCGCGGACGTAATGCGTGCCGCGGCGAGCATAGGAGCTGCCCCTGCCGTAAGTGCCGCGCATATCGGCCTGCCAGTCGCCGCCGCGAGAATACTCACCGTCGCGGGAATAATCGCCATCGCGGGAATAGCGACGCGAATAGTCTCCGTCGCGAGAGTAACCGTCGTCCTCCATCATCTCGATCTTGTCGATGTTCTTGATGGTGTCGGTCAGCTTGTGCGCGATCTCAAGGTCGCCCGCGCCCAGGTCGCCCTTACGCGCCAGCTCGTCGAGTTCGTCGCACAGCATATTGCGAAGCTCGTACATTGCTTTCTTACTCATGTCCATTCTCCTTTCACGCGATTCTCTCAACCGTCAGGTTCGAGTTGGCGAAGTTGACGGCCTGAGTGCTGGTGTTTTCCATTGCGACCGTCAGGCAGCAGCCTTTCGGGACGCAGACCTGTGCGGAAACATAAATGTTAAAGTAGTTTCCTACCGCCGCAGGCGTGACGGTAGCTGTTGCGCTGGTCAGCGGCTCTCCGTTGATGGCAAGCGCCGCCGTGATAGCCTCAACCGTGCCTCCGGTGGGAATAGCGATGTTGCCGCCATAGGAGACCCGAAACAGAGCGCGGTTTTGATTGGTGATGCCGCGCAGCGTGATCTGGCCGCTTCCTTCTCTATGCACGATACAGGGCTTGCTATTGACCGCCGTTTCGGTCAGGGGAACGTTCTGGCCAGCAGCAACGGTCTGAATTGCCGCAGAAGTAAATTCTGCCATTAAAATCATTCCTTTCTCAGTTAAAATAAGCGGCGGAGCTATTGCCCCGCCGCGTTGTTGTTAGTATCGGCACGGGGCCGACCATTTTGTTGACGTCAACAAAACATCGCCAACAAAAAGCTATGCTATGCAGTTGTCAGCAGCCGCAGCCCTGATTGCAGCCGCAGCCGCCGTAACCGCTGCCCGCCCACGGGTTACAGGTAATGTAGGCGGGCGAAGGGCACGGACGCAGCTGCGAGATCAGATAGTTGTTCTGCGCGGCCTGAGATGCCGCCAGTTTCAGATTCTGATTCTCGGTCTGGAGGTCGGACAGCTTGCTCTGCGTCAGGAAGTCGAGGATGGCGCGGCTGTTCTGGTTGTTCGCGTCAATGATGTCGCGTGTGGCGTTCTGCACGGTGTTGCGCGTGTCGCACGCCTGCGTCGCCATGTCGTAGCGCACCTGGGCGATAGCCGCTCGGTTTTCGCAGCCATTATGTTATCGTAAAAGCTCTTTATCCTTTACTTCTCACGGTTTCCTCGTGAGTTCAGACTATATCTTCACCCTCCGTTACGGTAGGGGTCGGGCACTCGTGTCAGGATTATTGGTTTCCGTCCTCACCTGTTAGTCGTTGAACCTTCCGGGATACTTTTATCGGAATTCTCCCGGCTTGGCTGCTGATTGTCATATTTGCAAATGTACTTTGTGTTTTTTCTTGTCCCGTTCAAATATGGTGTAAGATACCCAGGCTTAAAACCAAGTGCTTTTTCTGCCGCTGCTTTTGATTCGTACCAAATTCCATTTACGATGATCGGCTTTTTGTTTTTCCATCCAGAGTTATGCTTTTCAAATGTCAGCTCTCTTGTCTCATCTTCGTACCGGCATTGAATGCCATCTGGGGCAAATCCCTTTTGCGCCCAATGAAACACAGATGAATTTGAAACATTAAGCATTCGTGCTACATCTATTGCACTCTCGTATCGTTTTCCATCATAAATGATTGCACGGCATCCGCCTCTGTTATATCTCCCCATAGACGGTTGAATTTGTGGTTCGTCTTTGTATCGGCAAAGTTCTCCGTGGGAGTTTATCCCCTTTTGACACCAGCGTTTGATGGTATCGTGCGGAACATCGTATCGCTCCATAGCAGATTTTACAGAAGCGTACTCTTCACCGCCGATAACAACTGGGCGAGACTTAGCCCTTGCCACAGCTTTAGAAACCTTTTTGTCTTTCATCGGATTTTGCGTTTTCATTCTTTGGCGTTGTGTTTCAGACTTCATGACATTTTTGGTGGAATACTCATTCCGTCTTTCTTTGTTCCACCATGAAGTCGTGCCGCCTGCTCCGCCTTCGTAAATATTGCAAACGCACTGGCCGATTGCTTTTAATTCTGCAATTCGTTCATGTTCGTAAGAAAAAGCATCTTTCTCTTTCTCAAATTCTTTTATAATTCTGCTGTCACACTCTTGCCTTTTTATAAAATCATTGAAAAATTTATTATGCTTTCTTACCTTAAACCTTCTGCCAGTTCCTTTCCCAACATAAAAGATTTCATCGGTTTCAATAACAAACCACTCATAAACATAGTACATATAATTTACCTCCGCAATTTCTATAATGATTATACATTATATTTGTGCGAAAGTAAATTGCAAACTTAGATTTTCCAGCAATTCACCCGATTGCCAGCGCGGATTACGCCGCGCAAGTGCCTACTGCTTTATAACTATCAAAGGACAGCAAGGACTTTAAGCCGTCTTTGACCTTTGTAAAGAGTTTCTTTAAGCACTCCTGGTTCTGCATCTGCATGGCGTTGAGCTGCTGCATCAGCGCCGCCTGCTGGTTGTTGCGGGAAAGCTCGGCCTGTGCAAAGCCGTTTGCCATCGCCATGTTGGTGCCGTTGACAAGCTGCGCCTGCTGGTAAAATCCGTCGCAAAGGCCCTGATTTACACTGTCGATCTTGCGCTCGACATTGGCAAAATCAGAGGTCAGCACATAGCCGTCGACCACGCCGCCGCTGTTGCCGTTGTTCCCCCAGCCGCCATTTCCCCAACCAAGAAATGCGAAAAGGAACAAGATAATAATAAACCAGCTGCCTTCTCCGCCCCAGCCGAAGCCGCCGTTGCTGGAATTTACGGGCGCAACAGGCATAGTGGCCTGAACGCCGCCGTCAGAAAGAGACATAGTATCACTCCTTTGAAAAATTTTTATTCATCAAATCGTGGCCACGATGTTGATTTATGTTGATGATTACTGCATCAGGCTTTGAAACTGCTTTGCCATCTGCTGTAGCTGATTGAGTTGCTGCTGGTTGAGTTTACCGCTCTGCAAAAGCTTTTCGACCTCCGCTTTGGGGTCGCCATGAAAATTTGCCTTGAATTGCTGGAACTGCTGCATCATGCGCTGGAACTGGCCTACCGGTCCGGGCATTTGCCCGCCGCCCAGCGCGGCCATGAACGGATTATTCATCGTCTTCGTCCTCCTCGACCTTGCGCTTCTTCTTGCCCTTTAATTCGCCCACAAGCGCCGCCAGACGGTCGAACTCCTCGCGGGTGACAAATTCCACGCCCTTTCCCTGCGGCGCTGTACGGGGCGTTTCTGCGCGCTCTACGAGGTCATAAATCTTGAGTGTCGGCTTGCCGCTCGCGTCGGACTGCTTGAGGTACACAGTCGGGGCGGTGGAATCCCACAACGCAACAGCGGAGTTGGGCGCGATCAGGTAGCCTCTTGCCTCCTGCTCGCTGCTGACCCATTGCACGCCGCCGGTCGCGACAGGATTCTGCGGCACGGGAGGCGGAGCGGGCTGCATCATCTGCTGCTGCCGCATCTGCATGAGGTTGTCCGGCATCGGCTGTGGATAATAAGGGTTTTGATAGTACGGATTAAAAGCCATGTCATTCAGTCTCCTTTACCCAAAAATAGAGCACAGTCTCATTGCTGCTGTCCCATGAATCAAAGATCGTCCCGTCCTGCACGCACACCACATGGCCGGACAGGGCTAAAATGTATGTGCCTGCCGGATGCTCGTCCGCAAACTGCCCGACGGTGTAACACAGAGGGCAGGTGTCCGGCACGATGTAGCGCCGATAGCCGAGGGAGTGCAGATACGCGCCCCAGGTCGCGTTGGCCGACGGCATGTCTCCGTCTAAGTAGCCTTGTATGGCGAGCGCGAGATACGTTTCACCCCAGTCTTTTCCGGTCGCTTTGGAGATCGCCCGGACAGTGCAGTCCCCCACGTTCTTGCCATAAGGCGACGGATTATAATAGCTATACATGCAGCAGCTCCGCGAAATAGACATAGGTGCGCAGCTCGTCCGGCTCGGGGAACAGCACCAAAATATCCCTCGCCATCTGCTCGGTGAAGCCCAATGCTAAAAGCCGTTCGTACATACAGCGCACCTCCTTTTCTGCCTTTATGGTACAAGAAAACCCCTTTTCCAAAGTGCCGGAAAAGGGGATGAAAAGTGTACGGCGAAATTCGTCGAACGATTGCGCTTGCAAATTCTGACGGAATATGCTAATTTTTTGTCACGACGTGCTCCATGCGTCATTCATACCCTTCCCATAAAGGAAAAGAGCCTCACCGTTTGGTGAAGCTCTTTTCCTATTCAAAGACTTCCGATGCGATTTTGCGGTACGCCTTTCGGCGATACTTTTTGACCGTATCCGGCGACAGATTCATTTCAAATGCCACCTGTACGCAGGAGCGGCCCCGCACGTCGCACTCGACGAGGCACGCCATTTCGTCGGGTGGAAGCTCAAAAGACCGAATGTATGCCACGGCCCGCCGCGGGGCCATAGAGGATAATTTTGCCCGGATCGCTCGGTGCTGCTTGTCCATGCTGTGCGCCGGGGCTTGCAGAGCGCTCACGCGAGGGGAGGCATGCCTCCCGCCCGTTTTCCTTTCGTTAATTTAGAATTTTTCCGAGGTATGCGTAAACATATTCTCCCCATGCCTTCTGCGTCGCGGAGCCGAATGAACCGTCCACGTCCAGCTCGTACCCGCAGACATTGAGAAATTCCTGCAATTTCTTGACTTCCGCGCCCTTGTCGCCGCGTGTGAGCACGGTCTTGTCCGCGGGGTATTTCGGCACGCCGAAGCCACGAATATACCGCCCGTTGATTTCCAACGTCCGATAGCCGCACTCGTGAGCTTTACCCTTGTTGCCCTCGAACACCGTGAAGCTCTGATCGTCACAGGCGGTCACGATGCCCGTGTGGTTGGGCGCGCCGGTGCAGTCCGTGAGGGCGTAGTCCTTGCGGTCGTTCCAGTAGTAAAACACCTGCTCGCCGATTTGGGGGACGTGCGCATCGTCCTCAATCCATTGGCCGCGCGCTTGATACCAGCGCATTTGCTCGCCGCAGCTGCACTCGATGGGAATGACCTCCGTTAGGCCGCAGAGGATCGCCGCCGCGCTCACCATCGCCGCGCAGTAGTCGTCGGTGTAGGTCAGCTTGTAGCCGCGCGGATGGGGCAGAAAGCTGTTGTAGGCGTCCACGATGCGCTTGTGCACCGCATCGCCGCGCACGGACCCCTCCCACGCGGTCAGGGTCTCAAGAAACCTCTTCATTTTTCTTCTTTTCGGTCTGCGTGCCGAAGTAGAAGGCGATGATGGTCGTGAAGATCGTCAGAAACTCCGTCCCGCTGATGCTGCCGCGCAGGGCAAGCACCGAGAAAACCGCCGTGAGCACGATGGTCACGATGCTCTTGACCGTGAGAAGATTGGCAATTCGATTTTGCATTTTTGCCTCCTTTACAGAAACCGCACGGCATAGAACTGCCGCGTCTGTGTGTTGATTTTATTACACGCGCCGTTGATGGCGGCGACGTGCCCGCCGTCGAGCATAACGGCGTATTCCAGCTTGAGCTTGTCCCGACAAAAGGCGTTGACCTGCTGCGCGGTCATGCTGCGGCAGTAAAAGCCGTAGAGCAGCCCGCCCTTGTAGCCAAGGACGGTGTGGTTGGTCTTGCGCAGCACGTCGCTGTACGCCCCTGTGAAGCCTTCTGCGGCAGGGTTATAATTGCCGAGCAATCCCATACCACCGACCGCCCACACGACGCCGCCCAGCGCCGCCGCCGAGGACACGCGGGCAATGCGCACCGCGCCGTCCGTGGTCTTGTAGAGCACGCTCTCAGGGCGGGAATAGTGACAGCTCCAGTCGCGCACGACCTTGCCGCCGCGCACCAGGATGCTGCACGGCGCGCCCTGCCAAGAAAAGCTCCCCGAGATCGCGTTTTTCGGCAGCGGACCGCTCATATTGACGGGCTCGATGTCCCGCGCGAGGATGCAGGGCTGTCTATACAGCTCGACGTTGAGCGGGAAGCAGTCCGCGCCGAGCTTTGCGGCGATGTCGCTCAAAGTCTGGTTTCCGATCCAGCCGTTGTCCAGCGCCCCGACGGAGCGCTGGATGGCCTTTATCATGCGGATTTCCTCTGAGGTCGAACCCTTGACGTCTCTCACGAGATCACCTCCCACTCGTCGATCTCGCTTTTGATACGGTCGATAAAGCTGTTTCCACCGAGGGCCTTGTACCCCCGATAGAGATAGAGAAAATCCTCCAGCTCGTACTGCCGAATGGTGCGGCCCTCCCTGTGGCGGTAGTAGGTGTGCAGCATATCGTGCCGGAGCTGGCATTTGAGCGCGTCGGTCAGTTTGTCCAGCCCGAGCAGCTTGCTGCGCAGCGGCTTGACAAGCATGGCGACCGCCGCGAGGATCACCGTGATCTCCGAGCACAGCGCCGCCAATTTCGATAAACTTTCCATAGGCATTTTCTCTCTTTCCGGCGGCGCGAAAAAAGCCGCCTTGTCGTGCTTGACAAAGCGGCGGACGCGGTGCTATACTAAGGCCAGTAAGAGCGGCGCACGGGCGAGGTGCTTGTCGCTCCCCCTAATCGATTTAAGGTCGAAAGGAAAGCCGCTGCCTCTCAGGTGGCGGTTATTTCTTTAGGTCGATGCCTAACTTGATCGCCGCAATCACAAGCATAAGTAACGCAATGGTCGCTTCTGTGCTCATGCGGTCACCCCCTTTCGGGGGAACAACCTGTTTCACGCTCTTACCGGCCCGCTCATTCTACCACGCGCGCCGCGCTTTGTCAATTTGCCGCCCTCCGGGGCGGCTTTTTTACTTGTTCAGCTCCGCGAGCTTTTCCGCGATGTCCTCGGGGATGGCGCAGGTCATCATCTTGACGCAGTAGCCGTCCTCGTCGTAGGTGAGCTTGTAGCAGGGGGCGACATAGATCTCCGTGCCGGCGCGAGAAAGGTCGCGCGCCATAACGGGCTGCACGATGCTGTTCTTGACGCCCGAGTTTTCGCTCAGGCCCGCGGGGGTATCGGTGACTTCGATGGGCTTGCCGTCGGATGCGATACGAGTAGTAGTCATAGTTTTGTTCTCCTTTTCTTCGTTCAAAATTTATTTGTCATCGGCGTATTTTTCGCCGGTGATCTCCTCATAGTCCCGCGCGCTGAGGATGTCCTTTTTCACGGCCTTGCGCACCATGCCGGCGGTCCACAGCCCTTGCGCGTACCATCTTGCGATTTTCTCTTTCATGTCAGCCCTCCATCAGCGTGTCGGTCATCATGGCCGTGTAGGTGGTCTGCGCCTCAAGGCGGTCGAGTTGAGTCGGGGCAGGCTCGGGCTTTCCGTCGTCCTCGACTGTGTATTCGCCGTTGTAGGCCTCGGCCTTGGCAATTTTCTCGTTGGCTTCGCTCCAGCCAAGGGACACCTTGGAGAACACCTGCTCAATATTCGGCTGTTCCTTTGTACCGTGGTTGATTTCGGTGCAAAGTTGATACTTGATGACTTTCATGATGCCTTCTCCTTAGTCTGTGATTTTGGTGTACTTCATGGCAACATAAGCGCTGTAATTAGACAAATCAGCAGATGTCCAAATTGCGACATTTGTGTTATCCGCGTTAATGCCGGTGACCTGCATGCCAAACGCTCCTACAACAATAGCTTGATCTTGGGCCGACCCATACACTGATATAACGCTGGACACATTGGGGATATTGTGTTTAACGACTTTCTGTGTAGCGTTTGGCAGTGCCCCGAAATTGACCAGTTTACAGTACACAGGCTTGCCGAGATACCGCTCTGTGGTGCGGTATTCAACGCCGAGGTTGAGCGCTGGGTTTGTATATTCCCAAGGATGCCAAGTCCCGTCCGTGAGTCGCTTTTTTTGCGCATGGTATATCTCGCTCGAAGAACTGGCAAGAACGTTGGCTGGACCATGCCAGTTAACAATTGCATTCCCATTATTTGCAATTCTAATATCGGCAAAACCGCCATTCCCGGAGTAGATGTTCGCCGGATAATCGACTAACTCCGTGATCCGAATAACTTTATCAGTTCCATCAATAAAAGAATCAACAAATTGTTCAAATTTTGAGCCGTCACTATCATCGAAGATTGAAAAGTTTAAGACTTCTCCGTACCCAAACCCGCCGGGGGCCGCCCCGATGTTCCCCCGCGCCTGCGCCTTCTGCGCGTCGGTGAGTGTCTGCGCGGCGTCATAGCGGACAGCGCCTGTGGCGGAGCCCGCCTTGCCGAGCAGGTCGTCGAGCTCCTCGCCGGAGTATGGTAATACATAATAATCATCAGGCATAACGATACCTCCTTATACGATGAGCCTGCGCCCGAGGCGGTCGAGCAGCGGCTTTTGGGTTTTGTCGCGCAGCCAGCCCGCGCTGAGCGGCTTGAGCTTGCGGTAGTAGATGATGATGCAGCCGTCGCCTGCCTCGCCGCCGTCGGAGCCGCGACCGCCCGGGGGCAGGGGGGCGTCTTTTGCAGTTAGCGACGCCTGCGAGACCGATATATTTTCAGACGATGTCTGGAGTGCGTTCGCCGCGCCGTTGGAGCCTGCGCCGCCGCCGCCGTGGCCGCTTGTGCCGCCGCAGCCA